GTGGTGATGATCCTTGGTTCGAGTAATATACAGATACAGCATTGTTTATAATACACGATGCCGGTATGACCGTCACAAATCCTACCCCGGTGTCATTTAACACACCAGATGCTGAGGTCATCACCCTCACCATCTTTGTTGCTCTGATAGGAAAAACAGGGAGTCTTGCTGAATCTTTCAAGAATGGGTCTCCGTACACTCTGGCAAATAATTGAGTGCTAGGATACATTTTAAGTGTTGCTCCGTATCCTCTGTCTGTGATCATACCTAGTTGCTTCCCATAGTTGGATGTACCACCTTCTATGCGTTGTTTGTTTCCTCTTTTAGCAACTTGGTTTTTATTTTTTGGTCGTTGATTTGGTACTTGTTGGTTTTGGTTTTGGTTTTTTCTTATTACGTTTAAAGTCTTTTTATTATTCATTAGTGTTATTAATTAGTGATAGTCGTTACTATCATACCTGGACATTTAAATCGGTCAGGCTCGAAAAAGGTTATAACAATACCTGTTACAATATTGAGAGATAATTTTTCTCGAAGGTGTTATCAACCCTTGCTCATATTAGTTTTACCATTATACTGAGATTTTATATAATGAGTCGAGATTTTACATGCTTTGACATACACAACCTAGATTAAGGGATTATTCACAGTTTAACGTCGTGTGACAAGACTGACAACATTTAATAGTCCCTTTCTTCTAGTAACAAGATAGAAGGAACATGAAGTATCGTGGGTAAGTAACTTATTGAGCGATAACTTAATAAGAGGTTATCCATCATATCTACAGTAAATCCATAACGATTGTACATAAAATTATTAAATGTTTCATTTGATACCCATGAGGATTCAGATATCAGGGTATAGTCGCCTATTTCCTTTGCAATATATTTACTGATCTTTTCTTCTGGTTCTTCTTTCAAACCATTTTTGATACATAAATCAATAACTATAGAACCGAAAGCTCTATAAAACCAATTATTGGCTATATTGCCGTAACCTCTCCACTGTGCATAGAGAAATTGCGCTAACCTGTTGCCAGATCTAGATATTTCATCTGGATGTGTCATTATTTTGCCGAATTTGCATAAAAATGAAGGTAGACGCGTCCATACACCATCGAGAAAAACTCCTTTAAGAAATGTCCCAGCATTCAATTTTGGCAATTGAACTTTTGCACTGAGACCGAATTTTCCATACTTGATAGCTATGTCCGTTTCATCTTCATCTCCATCAAAGCAAGTTGATAGAACTCTTATTGTAGATAAGATATTAATGACACTGTTTTGTAAACAGGTGAAAGGTTGACCAGTAGGCATCATTTCAATGTCATCTGGAAAGTCAATTTTAATAGGGTTAATCTTCCTGCATCTTGGTTTGGAAGTTGAGTGTAACATTCTCTCTAAATCAACAGCCATATCCTCATGATTAATATAACTTAACCAAGATAAGAACATGTCTTGCACATCGTAATTCTGTGACCTATCGAATTTAGAGAAATCATTTTCTATCAATCGTTTATTGTAACCGTCATACACTAGGAGGTCATCCCCCAATACCAATAAGCTATAAGCTTCAAGGGTTAGTGCATCTTGATAGAATTTGTTCAATCTGGTACTTGTTGCTCCGCAAGTAAAATATATATAATATAATTGTTTCTTATATTTAATTGGGTGGCTATGCTTATAGTCCCACACTTCACTATATATATTTGATAACTGTTTGGCTGTTTCTCCTAATTTATCCAACCAGTATCCAGACACGTTGAAGATTAAACGTGGTACCATTTTTTCTCTTGTACTTATCAATTCGTCAGACTTAACTGATACTTGAATTGATTCTTCCTCAAACCCGAGTTCTTTTGCTTTCTGAACTCTTTGGATCCTTAATTGTTGTAAGGTTTTAAGACCTTTGTACCATTCCACTCTGGTATTCACGTTCATTACAGCAGAGTAGTGCACGAGGTGTGCAGTTATTCTATCCATACTATTCTTGTTCTCCCTATATACAGAATTAGGTATATCAGAAGCACGATAGTGGCAAGCACCCAATAGATTATCAAAAGAGGGTGCTGGCTTTCTCATCGTTGAGACGTTGAATAATATAGGAAAATAACCACGGTAAGTATGGTGATCCATTTGTTTCTTTGGTTTATGCATATGTCCAGCATAAAATTGACCTTTTTCGTCAAATAATTTTAGGTTTGTGTATATCTTCATATTCTCTCCTAATTTAGGAATCCTAGAAGGGAGCAATTCAATTACTTCATTATTTTGGTACTGTTCAACGAAAGTTGGTATTTCAATTGAACTTTTCTCACATTGTATGTTTAGAGCATACAAAACTGATCCAGGTTTACCAATGGTTGAGTCCATCCTGGATTTATTTGTTTC